CGAACTTTTCGATTAGGTCAACGTTTAACTCAACACCCGCGTTCTGTTCCATAGCGTCTTCACCATTTAGCATCATGTCTTGGTAATGATACTCAAGAGACTTGTGCTTAATGTAAGACTCTTTCTGTTCTTTGGTGATAACCGCGATGAAAGCATTCCACGCACACTGTGTGAAATATGCGAAGGGGTTAGAATATTTATATGGGTTATATTTCTTACCTTGAAGGGCAATAAGACAAGCTTCGATAGCGTCGCCCTTCATTTCCTCAATGTATGTGTAGTTCTTGAAATTACCTTTTGTACCCAGACGCTCAATGATCTGCATCACTGCAAGGATGATAGGATCTGGAATTGCTTCCTTACCCGTATCGTACCACTCTAAAATGTAACGTTGAAGTTCTGGACCGTTTACGTAATCTCTTGACTTATTGCGGTTCTTCTGAACCACTCGTTTCTTTTTGATAATCGCCATTTAAATGCCAAGGTCCTGTCTTTAAAATGTATTCTGCCCGATAGGCTAAAGTATCTGAGAGTCCATGTTCCATTGTGGTCTGGACAAAATGTCTTAACTGAGAATCTAACATGTCTCCGTCATCATCTAAAATGACGTATTCTTCAATCTCTGGATGGTTGTCCAGGTAACGTTGAATTTCGAAACCTCTGTATGGACCATTTTGGTCCGTGAAGCCGTAGAACTTGAGACCCACTGTATTGAGTCGCTTGATCGCTCTTTGATCCTTCCTCCATGTGGAGGACAAGACCAGTTTACAACCGGTGCGTTCTATGATATTCTTAAGTCGCTTAACACGCGGCTTTGATAGCGAATATAGAGAACAGCTCCTAATCGTATTGAGGACTCCGTCAACATCTAGAAATATTACTTTAATTTTTTCCATGATTCAATATACAACAAAAGCGTTGGAATGTAAACAAAATAGTTTACTTCCAATTGGAAAAGTATTATATCTATATTTACATGTCGTGATTTCGACATAGTTGTAATTCTATAAATAAGAACATATATGCTTTAAGGTTGTGGTGGACCTAATATGACACCAGGGAATCTCTGCGTAAGGGTAATCCTCAAGATAGTTTAGTTATTATCTACGTATCGCATAGTACGGATTGAGAGACATCTCATTCATTCTCGTTGAAGAAAGTTCTCGAGACTTTATTATATTTGAAATGGAACTTTATAATATCGCAATTTTTTCCATAAGATTTGTTGGTCGTTAATTTGTTGGTGATATAGCATTTTAGCATATAGACTGCGTCGGTTAAGACTGTAAGTAAAAGGGCACATCGCACCACCTGTCCTTACCATTTGGTTTACAATATCACTTGTGTCGATTTGATGAAATCGAAATGCGATTAGCTCCTAGCCTAATTGTGTCTATTTGATAAATGATCTGAAAGACTAAAACAAACAAGTACAACGCGCCTATCGCGCGTCGCTCCTACGGAGCGATTATAATAATTGAATGTTAATTATATTATATTTAAGCTTGAATAGACCTCAGAAACAGAATGTTAACTTCGTTAGACATACCATGAAGATATGTCTAATCTGTAAGACATAAAGTATCACATATGAGTCACTAAGTGACTTAATAGTTCATATATGATTTAATGAACTGTTGAGCTTATAAGTTCTTCTTCATCATATGTTGTACCAGAGTCTATGAATTGAGTGAACATATTTCTGATCATTGCATCAAAATGCTTCTCAAACCTATCTCTTACCTGCCAATAATATTTAGAAGCATCATAATGAGGAGTATACGTAGTGAGAATGTCTTTAGCTACTAGAAGAGACTCTTGATTTTCAGAATTGAACTTTAAAAACTTGTCAATAAAAAGAGTTGGTTTACCATCATCATCAAAATTCAAGTCCATATGTAGAGGATATCCAACAAGAATATTACCTTCTCTTGTATATTCTACAATCTCAGCTATTAGAGTTGTACCGTTGTTAAGTTCAATTACCCTGACTTCTTTGTCCATTTAGTAATCCCTTCATGCTATACTCAATCATATTTACTTTGAAGCCCTCAGACTTATATCTCTTAAGTCTATCAAGTGCATGAATAAGAGCGAAATTTTTCCGTTTTCCGTGCTTAAGATTATCGATGATGTCCCAGAAAATGACTGAGTTCTTTGTATCCGACAATCTAAGACCACGACCGATCATCTGTAGAAGTTTAATCTTTGACTTGAGAGGACATGCTAAAATTACATGGTTTACGTTCTTGATGTTGATACCTTCAGCAAAGGTACCTAGAGAAACGACACCTGTCATTGAGTCTGATTTGTCCATTGCTTTTGCGTGTCCAGAACGTGTATCAATTTTAACACCACCATCTACGAAGAACTTATTTTCCGTTTTTAGGATGTTTAATATTTCGAGACCATGCTTCTTGTGTCTGAAAGCAATGAGTATGTTACCTTCTAAGTTGGCACACATCTTACGAATGAACTTCATCCGCTCTTGATTGTCTTCTATCCAAACCACTTCGTTTCTGTAGTCTTGTGACGCTATGTATTTACATTCAATCGCTTGGTAGTTTAAGATGAGAGCATTGATCGTAAGGTTGGCGATATCTCCTGAGTCCATCAATTCAGAGGTTCTTGCGACTTGAGTAGGTGGTCCAAACAGACCTTCAAGAGACATCTTGTTGGCTTCGATGTCATCGAGAGTACCTGTTGTTCCGATTTTGAACTTTTGTCTCGTACACTTCTCCATGATGGAGATACAAGACATTGCCTTCCAAGCGTGAACCTCGTCAGCTATGATTACGTCGTAACCTTTCCAACGCTTTCCTTCAGGTGTTGCTACAGGTTTTCCAGTTGCTGGATTTCTTCCTGTGAACCATTCTTCTGGAAGTTTAACAACTGACTGCCATGTAGAAGCTGTGATGTCAGCATCAACGTATTTGTCCTGACCAGCGTAGATTGTATGAGTTGTAAATGAACCACGATTCTTGTCATATTCTTCTACGAAGTTATCATTGATGATTTGGTCGACAAGGGCTGCTCTATGGACGAGGATAAGAACTTTGAGTCCCATCTCTTTGTAGAATCTTGCGAGACCGTAGAGGAAGTAAGACTTACCAGATGCAGTCGGTGAGATGATGATACTTCTACCTGAACTAATCGCGATAGATACTGCATTTTCTTGGTAATCCTTTGGTTCGTAAGGTGCATCGATTTGCTTGTAGAAAGCTTTTACGTCTTCAGGAGCCATCTTGAAGACAGGTTCAGGAAACAGATTTTGATCGAGCTCTACAGAAATCTTATGCTCTTTGCAATAGTTTACTATCTCTGGAATGAGACCCTTATAAATCGTTCCGTTCTTCCTGTTTGCAAGACGGATTTTACCATCCCAGAAACCTGCCTTGAATTTAGGGTTGAATTTATATCCTTCTGTAAAGAAGGTGAACTTGTCAGAGATTTCAAGGAACAGGCCGATATCGCAGACTAGTCTACAGTGAACCTCATTCACCTGTTCGATGAATAGATCGGCCATTAGAATTCTCCGGCAGCGAACTTCGACCAATCAATAATGCTCTTAATAGAAAAATTTCTAGCATGAACAGACTTTAGAATATCGACTAGGAAGTCTACTTTTTCTTTTTGGATCGCGTATTTGAGGTTGAAAGCGATAATGTCTTTATCAGCTTCGATGTAACGAGGAACGTCACCTTTTAGAACTTTTCGTTGGTACTGAGCCCATCCTTTTTCTTTGAGAGTGTCTGCATCGAGTTCACCCATGTAGTAGTCAAATTTTAGATGGACAAGTTCATTGTTCTCTTGTTCCATTTGACGAAGTCTCAAGCGTTCTTTACTCAAGATGTTGTGGTATTTTGAATGGAGGGAAACAGTCTTAACTGCTTCTTCTGAGATTCTAGTCTTATCGATCTTAGCATCTTCACTCCACAGTTCCATAATTTGTTCCAGCTTCATTTGCTTGAACTCCCATGTTTACATACTGTACGGATTATGATATATTTAGATTTATCAAATGGCTTGCAAAGCAAACTTTACATATTGGAAAGTTACTGTGCATTCGGCATAGACGACGTTTTCTTGGTCAATTTCAATGTTGATTGAACTTACGTCAGATGGCCACATATCTTCAAAGGTTAGTTCGAAAGCTGGATTATCCTTGGACGTAAAGAGAGTGACCGTTCCATCTGATAAATTGGATTTGTAATGTGTTTGATTAGGACGACGAACAGGATTTCCATATTGTTCATTGTTATCTGGAAACGAAATCTCAGTCATCCACTTTAGAATTTCGTTATAGTTTTCCATCTTAGCGTCGATGCGAAAAGTAATATCGATTGGAGCAAATACTGCATGGTCACCTTGAGCTGGAATATTTGAGTACCTATTTGGTACATTCGCAACACCAATACTAATTGATGGAATCGTTACGCCCTTGCCAAAATATGACACGTTAGGAAGTCTATCGACGGTGAATTTAAAACGTAGTGATTCTAGAAGATTTGTTGACATTTTAACCCTTCTTAATATAGGAATATTTATAGGATGAACAATCCACTTGAAACTAAATCACTTTTCCAAACACTAGACGATCTTATCTGGGACAAAGATTTAACATTGATGGAAGCTATCGTTCACTATTGTGAAGAGAATGATGTTGACATTGAGAGCATTGCTCTGGTCATTGCGAAGTCCCAGGTCCTAAAAGAACAACTCTACATCGAAGCAGAGAAACTCAAGATGGTAGAAAAGATTAATCGTTTGCCTGAATGACACCATTTAAAGCTTATCGTTGTTACATAGCCCTTAAAACCCATTTTCACAGTGAGAGATATGATTTTTTCAAAAACTCTGGACGAACAACTGCAAACTATGCTTCTTTCGAACGTAGAAACGATGTTTTCCGTTTCAAAACTATCGCTCAACATTCTGACCCAGCTATCTTCATCCTCGCGAACTTCGTCGAAGACATCAACGTCAGTCCCTTTGGAGTCAGAGACGAACCCTACACAAGACTGAAAAAAGTTTGGAACACTCTAAAATATACGTTTACAAACGATTTGAATTGTGTTAATAATATTCACGATGCAATACAGTTTAAGAACAATAACTCAGAACTGTTGCAACTTTATTTCCAAGGAAAAATCGCACCTGAAACAATGAGTATCTTGGATAAGATATTTGGATGTGTCGATTACTGGAAATCTCAAACAGATAGTATTGTTTATGAAGAAACATTCATGATGTTTCCAAAATATTATCCATTTCTCGATGTAGACTTAGATGTCTACAAAGAGATTTTAATAAATAAGTATGATAGTGATTAGCTCAAGTACTATTGCGACAATTATGTCATACCAAGAGCATATTTAAAGGAAAATTAAAATGGCCTCTTCATTCGAAGAACTTCTAAAGAACCGCAAGAAGACAAATGACTCTCTCAATAAGAAAGTCGAATCACTTAAAAAAGGCGGATCATACGACAAAGAACCAGATGCTCGTCTATGGGACCTAAAGCATCTTAAGAACGACGACGGCAATGGTCGTGCAACAATTCGGTTCCTACCAGCTCCGCTTGGTGAAGATGAACCCTTCGTTCAGTATTTCTCATATTTCCATCAGAACAAGAAAAATGGTAAGTGGTACGTTGAAAAGTCACTTAAGACTTTTGGCAACGACGAGAAGGATCCTGCATACGATTACAACGGTACAATTTACGACAATCAGGCAATCGCTAAGGACGACAAATCAAAGCACACAATTCGTCGTAACAAAACCTACGTATCTAATATTCTCGTAGTAGACGATCCAAAGAACCCAGACAACAACGGTAAGGTGTTCCTATTCGAATACGGTCCAATGATCTTCAAGATGATTGAAGCTCGTATGAACCCAGATCCAAATGTCTCTGATGACGAACCTGCAATTCCATTCGATCCAATCGAAGGTTGTAACTTCAAGATCAAGATCGTTTCCAAGAAGCTCAATGGTAACCTAACACCAAACTACGAGTCTTCAACATGGGGTCCAATCAGCCCACTAGCTGACGATGCAGAAGAAATGGAAAAGATCTGGAAGAAGGCATATCCACTTGCCAAGGAATTCCTCGATCGTTCGAAGTACAATCCATATGAGAAGCAGCTAGAAAACTTCAAGCGAGTATTCGGCTTCATTCCAGGTGGTACAATTCCAGAGGACAAGCCAGAACAGGAAAGCAAGCCAGCTGCTGAAGTCAAGGAAAAACAAGCTCCTCTTGCAGAAGTTGAAGACGACGACGATAATCTTCCTTGGACTAAGGATGAAGACGAGACTCCAGCAGTTTCTACAGCTTCATCTGCAGCTTCTGACGACGAAGATGATGACGATGACTTCTTTGCACGATTTAAGGGTTAA